ACCTTGAGCGTCACATAAGTTGTCATATTGACCACCGTCAGTTTTACTGTTAGGGAAAGTTAACGTAGCGTTGTTGTTACCATATTGTACAATACCTTTACCATATCTTTGAGTTACAACTCTAAATAAGTAAGGGTTAGTTGTGTTTGCTGAAGTGTAAACGTTACCCGCAACACCATAAACTGTTAAATCAGATAAGAAAGCTTCGTTATCCATTGGTTGACCATCAGGACCGATTAATTTACCTGCTCCATCAGATGCAAAACCCGACATAACGATTAATACTTTTCTGTAATCAGATTCAGTATAAGCTGAAGAAACTAATGCATCAGCTAACCAAGCTACAGTACCAACTTGAGCAGTAATTGCTGAATATTGTCCTTTAGAATAGTCAAATAAACCTGGTGGGTCTAATGCTGGTTCGTTACCTTCGTAGAATCTATCGTAAAGGTCTTTAGTGTTGTTGTAGTCGTAACCACTGTTAGGTGTTTGACCAGCCTCTGCGTTTGGTGAACCATACGGTGCGTAGTGAATACCCGTTGTCGCCAAGTTTGCAGGGTCAGTGTACGATTGAATGTTAGGTACAAAGTAGAATAATTTACCGATAGGTAAGTTCATTGCTTGTACTGAAACGATGTCGTTTGCTAATAATTTAGAGAATACACGTCTAACAATTGGGAAAACCACTGTTTCAAATGCACCTGTATCAGATGTAGATGATGCTTCATTGATTAAGAATGATGCTTGGTTTTCGTATAATTGAGCTACGTTTTCTCTCATGTGACCTTTAAGACCTTCTAAAAAGCCTAATTTGTCCCATTTGTTGATTGTATCTTCTTTGATAACTTTAAGGTGTTTTAACCCAATGTTACCAACAAGACCTGATTCTAATAATGCTCCCATTTTAGTATTTGTTTTTGTTTTTAGTTTATTTTAATTTATTTTTTACCCTAATTTACCCATTAAATCTTTCATTCTTAAGAATTGAGGATTTTCATAAGTTTTTGATTCAATTAGAGTTGTAGATGAACCTGTAGTTACAGTTTTATTTAATTTTGCTCCTACTGATTCGTTAATTGATTTTGTTTCTACATTAGATAATTCGTCTTTGATTGACTTATAAAGATTTTTAGATTCTTTTAAAGTTTCAACATCGTCAAATCTTCTTAGTATATTTATTTTTTCTTTTTTAGTAGTTGAGTGTTCTGTAAACAATCTTGTAGCGTAAGCTAAGTTTGAATTGAAGATTGCAACTTCATTAAGTTTTTCTCTGAAAACATTTAATGCTTTTCTGTACTCTTCATTTTTTTCTCTCAACATTCTAACTTCTTCTTGAGTAGATTCAGTTTTAACACCATTCTTACCATAAACATAGTTTCTGTTTGGAGTGATGCCCTTTCTTAATCCTCTACCTTCTTTAGAACCCATACCATAAGTTCTTGCAGCTTCTTTAGTTTCTGCCTTTTCGTAATCTTTACCAGCGTGTGTTTTAGATTTATCACCTTTATTACCACCAACTTTACCTTCGTAGTCTTTATAGTGACCGTCTTTAGTACCCGCTTTCTTTTCTACGCCATCAACTTTTGTACGTTTGAATTCGTCTTTCTTAGAACCAAAACCTTCTTTAGTTTCCGCTTTAACGATTTTAGATTTACCTTCCATGTTAGCACCTTTTTTGTAATCAAATTTAGCTTTACCAGTACCAACAGATTTAGGACCTTGTTTCATGTCTTCTTTAAATCCACCTGTTGTTTTCTTGTAATCAAATTTAGGTTTACCCATACCAACACCTTTAGGTTTGTAGGTTTCATTAGTTAAATCATCTTCCATGTCATCTTCTTCCATCATTTCTGAATCTTCCATGTCATCTTCTTCCATCATTTCTGAATCGTAATCCATGTCATCTTCTTCCATCATTTCTGAATCATCTTCCATCATTTCTGAATCATCATCTAATGTGATTTCGTAAACAACTTCGTCATCAGACATATCTTCAGAATCAACATCTGACATATTACCGCTAAAAATAGCATCAATAACATCATTAACTGATTCATCAACTTCTCCATCTTCTTCCATCATTTCAGAATCTTCCATATCGTCTTCTTCCATCATGTCGTCTTCAGATTCACCAAGCTTAACAAGATATTCTACATCAGCATCATCGTCAGTTAAATGAACATTCTCACCGTCTTTTTTAACAATGATTCCGTCATCTTCACCCATCGCTTTGAATACTTTCAAAATTTCTTCGTCAGAAGCATCAGTTAAATCAATTGGAGTTTCGTCTGAATCCATATCAAAGTCCATTTCCATATCATCAGAATCATCTGAATCAACATCCATGTCCATGTCTACTTCATCATTATCAGTTGACATATCCATGTCAACATCTAATTCAACCTCATCTTCGTCAGCTTGCTCAGAAAGAGATTCTTTTACTAGTTGATTGATTTCTTCCTTCATAGTAGAAGCAAGTATTCCTTTTGCGTTTTCGGCTATTGCTTCTTCAACTTGTTTCATCTGAATAAGCGCCTCTTGAACTAATTTGTTTTCTTTCATATAGAAAATCTATTTATTTTATCTAATAAATATTACCAAAAAACAAAAAATATCATTTTTGAATGATATATCTTTTATTTCTTGATGTTTATGAATATAATATCCACATATAAATATGCCCGAGCAAAAAAAAAGTGGTCACAAGGACCACTTTTAATAATTTGATTGTAAATCAATTATTCAATTACTTCATCTATTTTACTTTCAGATACTGAAGTTATTCTCCAATCATGAGTAAACCCTTCATACTTTGCTGTAACCTTTGCTTCTACATCGGTAACAGAATATCCTTTTACAAGTTTCTCTTCTCTGATTTTTTTAATTTTACCACTGTTTTCGTCAGGTAAATCGTACTGAACTTTTGCTACAAAAAATTTTTCTTCCATAATTATTTTTATTTTCCCAAATAATCGGTTAATTTTTTCATTAAGTCAACTCCTTTGGATTGGAATTCTGAATTTTCTGGTGTTTTATGTCTTTTTTCTTCTTCTAAATTCTCATCATACTTTTGTCTATCGTCAGGATTACTAAATAAATAAGCCCCTGGTGTAGATGGTGAAGATACCAAGTCAAAACAAATTAATTCAAAATCGTCTTGTACTTCATTTCTTTCCCCAACCTTTTTTAAAGAACCTACTCCTCTTGAAGATACTCCCATTGTAACACCTTGTCTCATTAAGTTTGCCGCTTGGTCACCTTTAGTTGATACAATACCTCTTTCGTGGAACCCTGGTGATGTTAATAATTTAAGTTTACCCATTAGGATATTCTTATCCCACCATATGTCTGTGATAATGTGTGATACCCTATCTAAGTCAATAAGAGACGACTCAGGGTGATTAAGTTCTGAAGTTGATAATCCTTTAGCAATTGCTTTCTTATAGTTTTCAGCTTCTCTTTTTAATATTCTTTCAGGATAAAATCTTCCGTTCCTATTTGGTGTATCGTATTTCTGTAATACGGCATAAAACTCAAATGGGTTTCTATAATCTAAGTTAGCCGCTTCCTTTAACATTTCTGAATTACGAATGTCTTTTGGGGAAACCCAACCCGCATCCATCTCAATCAATATACCATGACCGACTTCACTTGCTTCTAAAATTCTTAATTGTTTCATTAATAGTTTTTAAGATAAATATATCAAAAGAGTTCTTTATTGACTTTATTTAGTTTTTGATATTGAAAAATCAAAGTACTTATTTTCAATAACGTTATCCCTTACTATACTTCTTACTATTTTTTTAACTGATTCTTTTAGTTCAATTGATTTAAAATCAAATTCTTGATTGGTATATAAATTAACTTCTAAATTAAAAAATGATTTTTTTCCGTGGGATATCCCACTTGTTCTTAAGTCCAAATCAACAATACTATTTTCTTTAAAAAGACTTGTATCAATTGAATTAAATACGGAATGTTTGATTTCTCGGTTTAAATTACACACGACCCTATTCCAATTGTCGTGGTCAAATTTGGGGGAGACCCATGATTGAATGTTTATGTATAATGATTTTAAATTTTTAGAATCTACCGTACCATACACCGATTTTATCGGACTGAATAGATTTAACTTTACACTTTTTCCTTTTTTCATTAAATTTCATTGATGTCAATGTTTATTTGTTTGTTAAAAAATAACACAAAATATAGTCATTGTCAAAAATTTTTTTGTAAATTGCGATATTTGTAATAATATGCTAATAGTAGAAGTAAAAAAAGACGGAATAGAAAAAGCCTTAAAAACTTTAAAATCTAAAGTCATCAAGACTAAACAAAATCAAATTTTATTTGAAAAAAAACAGTTTGTTAAAAAATCCGTTGTAAGACGAGCTCAGGTATTGAAAGCGTCGTATGTTCAAAAAGTAAAAAATTCGTTAGATTGATTCTTCTAAGTTCTTTAACTTAAGGAAATTTAATTGGTCAAATTTTTCAATTTTTAACCTATCTATGGTTTCAGACAATTTTGTCTTTAACTCAAACTCCTCTTCTTTTTCCAAAATAACATTAAGTTTGTTAATTGCACTTTCGCGAATAGTCTCAAACTTATCCTCAAGAGATTTTGTATCTTCTGAAATTAATTGTAAAAATTCTTTCTTAGATGACTCGTCAAGAGTCTCAACATATTTGTTTAATGTTTGGTTTGCAATACTAACCATTGATTTCAATGGAATGTTGATTGATTCTTTAACCACACTATTTGTTGACGTTAACACACTTGTAATATTTTTTTTGGAATTTACTCTTTCTAACAAATTAAGTTTATTTGTATAGACAAGAGCATCAATATCAGAATATTTGTTTTTAACATTTTCTGATAGAGTTCTTGGTAATTTAATACTTGGCAGTAATTGTTGAATTAAACTAATACCTTCTTCTAAAAATTCTTTAGCGTCAGATTCGTTTAGTCCTTGAGGTGTACTCAATTGTTCGTATAAAGAATACAATTTAGACATAGTTTTGTTGTTCAAAACATTATGTTTGAATTCTTTTAACGATTTCTTGAATTCCTTTTCATCTTTGTAGGATTCAATAAGATTGTTTTCAATTATGGATTTGATTTTTCCGAAAGTCATTATAGTGCGTTTTCAATATAAATATTAGGAATTTAGTAACTTATCCAATTCTTTTGAAATTTCTCCTAAAGATTCTTGAGCTTGTCCAAAATTTAAAAATTTTGACCCTTCTATAAGATTACTTTCCACTAATAAATTCATGTTTTTCATCTTTGATTCTGGGGTAACCGCAGCTTCTCCTTCAGGAGCTCCACCTTCTGCTGGTGGTGGAGGTGCAACCTCTTCACCTCCTGCTGGTGGCGGTGCGGTTTCAAAACCTCCTCCACCACCAAGTGATTCTTCACCACCTGTAGTTGTTGCTGCAGCTGTCGCGGTGCCACCTGTAGTGTTACCGTATAATTTGTCAATATTATCAAATAAACCTGTCTTAGTAATAACTGTAGGAGTTGCTTTAAGCTCCTCACCAACAGCTCTTTCAATTCTTTGTTGTTGTAAATCTAATCTAATTTCTTCGTCAGACCAATTAAAGATGTGTTTCTTAGCCCAAGTTGAAGATGTAGGTTGAATACCATTTCCTGGGTCTGCGACTAAATCTTTATATAATAAAACTTTTTCTTTCCAAACGTCAATTTTTAATAAATCTGCTTGTGTAGATGGGTTAGATAAACCTAATGTAAAGTTTTGTAATTCATCCTCAAACCCTAATAAGAATAAGTGAACAATTGCAATCTTGTTTAACTCGGCAATCATACTTTTTTGAATTCTATTGATTGTACGGGCAAAACGAATATCTTGTAATGATAAATTTTTACCATCACCAACAACTTCTTCAAACCCCAAAAATGCTTTAGGTACACGAAGAGCCGTTAATAATTTCTTTTGGATATATTCAATATCGGCAATCTCTGATAAGTTAGTTGCTCCTGGTAATGTTGTAATTGGGTCTGGTGCCGCAGGGTCACGAACAGGAATAAAGTAATCTTGGTCAACCGCCATTTGGTTGAATCTCATATCTACATTTCCTGTTTTGGCATCTACAATTTGTTCTCTTTTGAACTTATTGGCAACACGATTTACGTATGCTTCAACGTCATCATCATTCATGTTTCCAACGAATACTTTAAACATTCTTCTTTCAGGTGCACGTGATGTACGATAAATTAACATCGCATCTTCAGATAACAATAATTGTTTCCAAATACGTCTTGCTTTTTCTAACATAGATGTACCATAAGGAAGTTTTCTATCATCACCTAATAACCTAAAGTGAGCAATCTCCCATGATTGGAATTCCATGTTTCTATTTTTCCAAGTAAAATGTAGAGCCTTTTTGTTCTCATCTTTTTCTTGTGTAATATCAACAGTAATTTTTGCACTAACTCCTACCTCATGACGTTCAATTTCAATTGTCGGTAATTGTTGACAACCAATAATCCCTTTTTCAGGGTCTAATTTAAGATAAACAAAGTTATCACCATACTTACAAGTGTTTCTTGTCCACATTGGTAAGTTGGTATTAATATCTAAATTATTATTAAATAAATCGGCTAATACTGATTTAATACGTTTTGATTCTGAGTAAATTTGAAGAATAAAACCATCTTCGTTTGTTGTTGTAGATTCTTCAGAGTAAATGTCTAATGCTGCTGAAATTTCAGGAGTATACTCCATTGATTCATAGTCATATTGGGCAGATAATCTTGATGGCTCATAATAAATTGCTTGAGAGTATAGATTGTTTTCAACCTTAGCCCATTGATTTGTTAAATAAAATGTTTGTTGTGCTTGGAGTTTTTCTCTTTCGTAATCGTCACGATTTGGAGTACGCAAAAGTTCTTTCTTATCAAACTTAAAAGTTGGATAATCTTGTTTTAATAATGAATTAGGACCAAATGTTTTTGACAGCCTCTGCCATACCGTAAGATTATTATCGCTCATATGTTAAATTTACTAATTACCTTGATAATATAAATAGTTAATGCGAACCAAATAACCACCCATATTTTTGGTAGTCCGCC